TTGATAAGATCGTTACTAAGTACGATAGAATTCAAGAAGATCTTTATTATTTCTTTGAGGGTCAGGCAGTTGAGAGTACTTATCAAGAACAGATCCATAAAGATAATCTAGAGTGGTCATATAAGTCTTATAATGAGTATAAGAAAGAGGCACAACGTAGTGTTAACTATCTTGTAAAACAGTTTGAGATGAAGAAATCTGCTGCTGAGTATAAGAGAGCAGCAACATCTAAGACTGGTGTGCTTGATACTCAGTCTCTATACAAGTATAAGTTGAGTGATGATATCTTTAAAAGGATTACAGTAGTTCCAGAAGGTAAGAATCATGGATTAGTATTTTATCTTGATTGGTCTGGGTCTATGAATCATGTATTGTTAGATACTCTTAAGCAGACTTTCAATCTAGTATGGTTCTGTAGGAAAGCACAAATTCCATTTAGAGTGTATGGATTCCAAAATGGATGGGATCATCATAATTCTCATCCTGCTATAAAAGAAGAAGCAAATGTTTTAGGATTCTGTAGTGGATTTAAACTTTTAGAATTCTTTTCATCACAGCAGAATAAGAAGTCACTAGAGAAATCAATGCAGTATGTATACATGCAAGCATTTGCTATGAACAATCATAGAATAAATTATGTACAAGAGTACGGTCTTGGTGGTACTCCTCTTGGTGAAGCAGTCCTATGCTCAAGACAAATAGTGGAGCAAATTAGAAGGGTTGAGAGAGTTGATAAGGTCAATGTAGTTTGTTTAACTGATGGTGAATCCAATCCATTAACTGCTCTATTAGAATGTGAATATGATAACAATGAATTGAGAACAAGACAGTTAAGGAATGGAACCACTTATGTCTTAAGAGATCCTAGAACTGGATACACTCGTGAATTAAAACCAAGTCCATACTTAACAACGAAAGAGATTGTTAGTTTCTTTAAAGAGATTACTGATTTTAATTGGATAGGTATTCGTATCTGTACTAAGAATGAACTTAAGAGAAGTCTTCGCATTCTAGATTATGAAGAGTCTGATAGAATGGAGAATCAATGGTCTAAACAAAAGTTTGCATCTTCTCTACTTTTAGGTTATACTGAAGCATTCTTTATACCATGTCAAGGTATGGGTGAAGGAACTCAAGACCTTCAAGTTAAACAGAAGGGTGAGGAAGCAACTAGAGCAGAACTAACACGTGCATTTAAAAAGCACATGGGTTCTAAGATGACAAACAAAACTATCTTAAACAAATTTGTGGAGCAAATAGCATGAGCATTTGGGATGGATATCGGGAGGCAGTATTCAATACGTTTCCCGATTTAAAATTTGAAAGTAACCATGTAGAATGGACTAATAAAAGAGATGTGCATTTAACTGCAGATCTATATTCTGGTAAGCATTTTATCAAGTCTAGGCACGTTGATATATGGGATGGTACTGTTGATATCCATAACAATATAATATATCCTAAGACTGGACATAACCTTCCTTGTTTTGGTATGGACTTGATGGGATTCAATAAGAAGAAATGTATTATAGTATTTGACTTCCAACATCCAGTAGAAAATTATCTATTGAAAGTCCCACCACTACCTCAGACAACAGAGACCTATCGTTTCTTTGAGAAGGGTAATCACTTCTCTGATAATATCTTTGTAAGGTATTGTGAGATGGATGGAGTAGATACATTCCTACCAACATTCAAATACTATCTGTCACTCTATAAGGAGATGATAGATAAAGCAAAACCAACTGAAGAAGATACAACAGTCTATAAAGACTTTGATTCTTATATGATAAGATTAGACCCTATCTCAGGATATCTTTCACATCAATTTGGTAAAGATGAATCTGAAAAATTAATCAAGGAGTTCTTTTTTAGTTATGCCTGAGTTAGTACAAGACATAGCAGTTTTACTTTCATTTACTATGAAAGACATTGAGGGTGTAAAACCTTTAGAGTGTCCTATACCAGAAGTAAAGAAAGATGATTTGTCTATTAAGAACACAATGTATACTGCACCTGGTCTCAGGAAGATACATTTAGAGTTAGCAGAATTAAAGGGAATGAAGATACTACATTCAGTATTCTTTCCTGACCCAAATTACAATCTTCCTATTTTTGGATGTGACATTGTTGCTACTGAGAAAGTAATCACTGCTGCTATCGTTGATATATCTCCTGTACGAGGTTTTAATGAATGGGATGAGATAAGAGAAGTTAGTAACAATTTTAATATTGGTGAGAAGAGACCACTTCCATTATGGGGTGATGAAATATTCTCTCCTTATTGTAAGTTTATGCGTCTTACTAAGGATATAGATATGGCAAATTTCTACTGTCTTGTTTTAAACTATCTTGGTATATATTGTAGGTTGCATAGTAAGGCTATAAGGGATACTGATTGGTGTTCATCAATGCTTAGATATGATGATCAGATTAATTATTGTGAACAACAAAGAAAGAATGATAAGACTCGTGGTATATTACTGAAGTGGTTTGATGAGGAATGGACAGATAATTATATAGATAAAGTATTGTTTGATAAACCATCATCCGAAGATATACTATATGAAACCGATTAAATGGGAAGCTTATATCCTATTAGATTCTAATAGGTTAACTAAAGTAGAATTTCTTTGTTCTTCAAATTTAAGACAAGATGCTGAACAGAAATGTAGATCAATGTTTGGTGTGTCTGATGTAAGGCAGTTAAAACGTATATGGACAGATGACTAAGTGTCCACTCATTGTTGATTCAAATATTAAATCTGTTATAATAAGTATATAAAACAAAGGGTCGTTATGCCAATCAAATCTGAAGTCACTACTGAACAAATCATTTCCTTTCTTAAGGACAAGCATGGACCTAAAGCTAAAGTTGATACCATCGACTTGAGAGCAGCAGGTAACAAATTCAAACTATCTTATCCTACTGTCAATAAAAGACTAAAAGCATATAAGACTGATAGAGGAACTTGGGACTTGACTGCTTTAGATATTGAGAAAGCATATCAAGCACCTTCTGCTGAACCTGCTACAAAAGTTTCTTATGTTCCAGAAAATGATCCGAACTATGTACCCTTCGGCAATGCGAAAGCTCTTAAGAAAGTTGTTGGTTCTAGACAGTTTTACCCTGTTTTTATTACTGGCCTTAGTGGTAACGGTAAGACATTGGGGGTAGAGCAGGCTTGTGCTCAACTAAATAGAGAATTGATACGTGTTAATATAACAATTGAAACCGACGAAGATGACCTTATTGGTGGCTTCCGTCTTGTCAATGGTGATACTGTTTTTCATAATGGACCAGTGGTCGAGGCTTTGGAGAGGGGAGCTGTACTCCTTCTAGATGAGATTGACTTAGCATCTAATAAGATCCTATGTTTACAATCAGTACTAGAAGGTAAGGGTGTATTCCTTAAGAAGACTGGAAGGTATGTTAAACCTGCTGCTGGATTTACAGTCATTGCCACCGCTAATACAAAAGGTAAGGGTTCTGATGATGGACGTTTCGTAGGAACTAATGTTTTGAACGAAGCTTTCTTAGAAAGATTTCCTGTAACCTTTGAGCAAGACTATCCATCACCTGTTATTGAACAGAAGATTCTAAAGAATGTTGGTTGCGAATTGACATTTGCTGAAAATCTGGTAAAATGGGCAGGAGTGATAAGGAAAACATTCTTCGATGGAGGAGTGGATGAAGTTATCACAACACGTCGTCTAGTACACATTGCACAAGCATACAGCATATTTGGTGACCGCCTTGTTGCTATTACAAATTGTGTTAACAGATTTGATGATGATACCAAACAATCATTCTTAGATCTTTATACTAAGGTTGATGCTGGTGAAGAAACCGAAACCCCAGAAGGAGAATTTTAATGCACGGAGATTTAGAACCAGAGGAGCATCATTGGGGGGAGGATAACGACCCCCGATATGTAAATGATCTCTGGGAGGATATGGACCGCCTCAACGCTTTGTATGAAGAGTTAATGTGGCCATATGATGATGTGCTAGAATTTATACCTGATCACGAAAATGATCGGATTATTATTCAGAACAAATCTAGAAAAGGTTTATGAAGTACAATGAAAATGAGATCCTGAAAGAAGTTTCTGATTATATCAGTGCCACCTATTCAGGACATTACAGTGCTGGTGGGGTTCAGACATTAGACCTCATTGATTCTGTAGGTGATGCAGAAGCATTTTGTAGAAGTAACATTCTAAAATATGCTTCACGCTATGATAGAAAAGGTACAGCAAGAAAGGACATCATTAAGATTATCCATTATGCTGTATTACTCTGCCACTTTAGTGACAAACGTGCTAAGGCAGATAAAATAAATGCAGATAATCCATCTGCTTTCTCCGTTGATTATGACAAGTAAATGACCGTATTATCCAAACCAACAATTGAAGTCCTTAAGAACTTTTGTTCTATTAACAAGTCACTAGTTATCAATCCTGGTAACAGAATCAGTACACTAAGTATTAACAAGAACATTCTTGTGTATGCTGATGTTGAAGAATCATTTGATTCTCAAATGTCAATTTATGATCTTGGCGTATTCCTTGGTGGTCTTTCATTATTTGAACAACCAACTATTGATACATCAAAGGATAACTATGTAACTGTTAGTGACACAGCAGGTAAGTCTAAGACTAGATTCTTCTATGCTGATCCAGACATTATTACACAACCTCCTGAGAAAGAGATTAGTCTTCCATCTGAGGATGTTAAATTCCGTTTAGATGCTGCTACTCTTCAGCAACTACAGAGAGCTGCTAGTGTATATCAGTTACCAGATCTTTGCTTGTATGGTGATGGTACAGTGATGAGTCTTCGTCTTACAGACAAGAAGAATGATACATCGAATACTTATTCTATTGATGTTGGTCAGACAGATGATGATTTCTGTTATTGCTTTAAGGTTGAGAATCTTAAGTTGCTTATTGGTGACTATAATGTTACACTAAGTAAGTCAAACGTTGCTCTTTTCCAAGGTGAAGGTATCAAATACTTTATAGCATTAGAACCTAATGCCTAAAGAAATTCCTACTAAGGATTATATGCAAGCAGGTTGGGATAGTGGTCCTTATGGATGCCATCCATACCAACGTGGGAGTAAGCATAATCGATATGGTATGTGGGTTATGTGGACTTACTATATTCTAATTACTTTTATGGTTATTAGATTAATCTTGGTTTTAAATACATGAATGATTTTTTATGGGTAGAGAAGTATAGACCTCAGAAAGTTGAGGACTGTATACTTCCTACAGAAGTGAAGACCACCTTTAATAGTTTCATTGAGCAAGGAGAGATTCCAAATCTTCTACTCTCTGGAACTGCTGGTGTGGGTAAGA